ATTTTTTTTCTAATTATCATTTCATCTTCAAATGGTATTTTGAAAAGTCGACAAAATATCATTTCATTTTGAATTCTAATTTTGATTTAAAGATTGCGTTTTATATTATTTTATAATGGCTCAACCAAGTTTTATTACCACAATTGATAATAAACGCATTTATGATTTTTATAATCATAACCCGAACATTAATATTGAAACTATGAATCTTATTCTCCTTGATTTTATTAACCAAATTGGTAATGATATGACAAAGGTTATGTCTAATACTTTATTTGGTGAAATTCTAACTAATGTTAAAGATATTAAACATCAGGTTCATTCTATTAATGACAACTTTAAAAATAAACTTCAAGATAATAACAAGGATTTCCTTGATAATATTAAACTTGTTATTGGTCTTTCCTCTTCAGAAAATACTGATAAAATTATTCAATTATTAAATAAAAATACAGAATCTTTTATTGATAAAATTAATATTAGTATTCCAAAAACTCAACTCGAGTCGTCCAACGTTATCCAACAAAAACTAACATCATTTCAAGATTCTATTAATAGTGAAATTAAAACTTTTCTCTCTTCATCTTCTTCTGAAACAACTATTAAAGATTTTATTTCTACGCTTGATTCTAAAATTACTGCTATGCAACAACCTATTTATTCTTTTATCTCTTCCAATCAAGAACATCTTTCCAATAAATTAGAAAATCTTAAAGATGAAACTATTTCTAATAAAAATACAAACGATAAACTAATCTCTGATCTTGGAGATTTTTTAAATAAATATAAAACATCATCACAATTTAAAGGTCAATGTTCAGAAAATATGATTGAAGGTATTCTTAATAAAATGTACCCTACAGCCGAAATTATTAATTCTACAGCTCTTAAAGCATCCGGAGATTTTATTATCAAGAGAGAAGGCAAAAATGATATTCTAATTGAAAATAAAAATTATGAAGCAAACGTTAACATCGATGAAATTAAAAAATTCTTAAGAGATGTTAATGAACAAAAAACACATGCTATTATGATGTCACAATTCTCTGGTATTGCCTCAAAACCAAACGGTTTTATTGAAATTAACGATGGAAAAGTTCTTATTTATCTACATTATGTTGACTATTCTTCAGATAAAATTAAAATGGCCATTGATATTATTGATAATTTATCTGATAAATTACAAGATATTTACAATATTGAAAATAATGATGGATATTCTATTACAAAAGATTCACTTGAAAGAATTAATGATGAATATCAAAAATTCTTAAATCAAAAAGAAACCATGCAAATTACTTTAAAAGAATTTAATAAAAAATTTACAGCACAAATTGAAGAAATTAAAATGCCGAATCTATCAACATATCTTAATGATAAATTTGCATCCATTCAAAACCAACAATTTTTATGTGATGTATGTAATTTACCTTTTCAAAATAAAAGAAGTTTAGCTTCCCATAAAAAAATTCATAAAATAAAACAGGCTTCTACTATTATTGAAATTAATGCTTAAAAAATATTTTTTATTAAAATTGAATATTTTATTATATTTTTTTATAATAAAATAACGTACAATTATATTTATGAAATTATTCGACCTTCTTATTATTCTTCCTCCAGAAATTGTTAATATAATATATATATTTACATTGCGAGAAGAAAAATCCACTATTATTTCATATATAGTTAAACAAAAAATTAAATATAATAATATTATTAAAACATTATTATATAATCTATTAAATGAATCACCCTTTATAAATGAATTTAATATAATTGAAAATAACTATTATAATAATCTAAAACTTATTTATGATAATATATCCAACCTACCAAAAAAATATAATCGTGATTTTTGGTGTAATTATTGCGCATTACTATCATATAAATTAATGAAAATTACTCAAACGATACAATTCTATCCTGAAAATAGAAATAAATATTCTATTCTATTAAAAAAAACCATTACTATTTGGTTTAAAATTTGTACTAAATATAATTTTACATTAGAATATTGGTTATTTAATATTAAATCTAGAACTAAATCACGCAGTAAAAAAAAATCTCTGGATATCTTAAAAATTAATAATTTTGAAAATTATTATTTTGCTCCTTCTGTTTATATTAATTTAAATCAAATTCGTCCCAACTATAATACTGAAGCTTCTCTTTATCTACAATCTTTTTAGTTGAAGGTATATTCATAATACTAAAATATATTACATTCAATAATATATTAATTATATTTTTTATTAATTCACTACTATTATCTTCCATATTTATATTTATAGTTAAATTTTCACCATCTTCATTATATTCTATATTTGGAATTATATTTTTTCTCTCATATTCAACAATTCTTTTATTGATATATTCTTCAAAACTTTTTTCAACCTCACCATGCTTAATCTTATCAAACAACATTAAATTTATTTGTTCGCGGTTATTTTCAATTTTAGTTATTAAATTCGGTAATGAAAATGCATTCGTTCTTAATACTTCTGGATATGTTAAATATATTATTATGTTTTTATTATTTATTCTTGTTGATATTACATGTATTGTATTTTTTTTTACTTTTATACTACATTGTGCAAAATTTTGATTACTTAATTTATTATCAACCCCTAATATTTGTTCATTACAATCGTCCATCGTATATTTTAAAATCTTATATATATCTTCTTCAGTATAATCATCCTTATTTTTTTTTAAGATATTATTATCGGGATCGTTTATTTTTATCTTATTTTTATCATAAACATCTAAACATACAATCCAATGTAAATCGATTTTAACGTCTTCTAAATTATTTTCTTTCAGATAATTAATTAATTCTTCAATAATTTTACTCAACGGCACTACTTTATTTAATTTTTTATCACTATTATATTCATTGTGATATATTATATCACTATAACAATTCGTTAATTTGATACTATCTTTTATATCTGAAATTACATATAGTTCCGGTATTGTACTTCCGGGATTTATTATTTTATGTGCGATTTCATTAACTTTACTTGATTTATGATTACAAATATATTTAGTAATTGTTTTTACATTGTTGCATGCTTTTCCACAAAAATCACTATATAATATTAATCTAATATTATCAGGAATCGTTATAGAATCATCTTTATCATATAATAAAAAACCATGTCTTCCAGATATTATATAAGATAAACAATCTGTGCCACCTTCTTGCTTAAGTTTTTTTGTATATTTTAACTTCCTTTTTTCTCTTTTTGTATTTCTTTTTCTTTTTTTTGTATTTCTTTTTTTATTTTTTTTATATTCTTTGTAATTACCCATAATATATTATATTATATTATAATATAATATAATATGGATGAATTTGATGGTTACGGTGATCTAAAACTTAAAGTTGAACAACTTGTTGACAATGATAAAGAAGCGAATACATTTTTTCAATCACTAACTACTCCTGATATTCCTGTAATATATATAGATACGATAGAAGATTGTTTCACAGATATAATTAATTTTAAATATGTTAATTATGATTTTATAATATTTCCTACTACTATAAAACTTTATAATAGAAAAACAAAGGAATATTCAACTCATTCAATTGTTATATTTTATCATAATTATGGTATATATTTATATGATCCTAATGGTAATTACAATACCGACCCTAATGATAGTGGTGTCATACAAGACTGGGGGTATTTTTTTAATGGTGTCTATTATTCAAAAATGGAAGATTTCAAAGATTCTATCGAGAGACCGCATCGTATTCAATTTGTTACTCCACAAACACCTGGAATACAATTTTTATTACCTATTATAGGAGAAAATACACAATATATTAAGAAGGGTGGTTATTGTATGTTTTTTAACTATATGGCTATACAAAAAGTTCTATATTATGGTAAAGACGCGTTTAAGGATGTTTATAATTCTTTAACAAACGATCCTTTTGAATATAAATCTCAATATTTATTTTATAAACCAGCGACTGAAATACAGGCACGTGACGGAACTGCCGGACCGAATACTTTTGAAGGGAAAACAAAAGAAATAATTGAAAATATATTTCAGGTAAATAATTCTAAAAAACGTAGAAGAGGTGGAAAATCTATGAAAACTAAAAAAAATAGAAAATCTATGAAAATTAAAAAAAATAGAAAATCTATGAAAATTAAAAAAAATAGAAAATCTATGAAAATTAAAAAAAATAGAAAATCTATGAAAACTAAAAAAAATAGAAAAAATAACAGATAATTTCTAATTAATTTTCTTTTTCTAAAAATACCTCACTACATACATTTTTCACTATTTTATCTTTGCAATTATCAATCGAACTTGCACAATTTGTTGTTAATTTTATAAATTCCCTCTTTAATATTTCATTTTCCATATAATTTGGATTAGCTTCTATCCATTTATTTAAATTTCTTATTTGTTTATTTTCTACCTTTCTAATCATATTATTTATTTGTTTATTATCTTCATCTTTTTCCCAGCTATCATTTTTTATATATATAGTTTCTCTCTTCTTGTCAGTACAATGAATCGGTCTTTCATATAAAGAAAGTTTATTCATATTATCCATTATTATATTTGTTAATCCGTTTCCTAACCCCTGATTAGTAGTAATTAGTAAGTTTTTCATAGAAATCTCTATTTTATCAATAAACTCATTCATTGTTAAAGCATCCTTACATTTTTCATTCAAGAAAATGTTTATATTAAACTTCTGTTTTACATTATTTGTATTATTATTATTATTCCCTATCAATGGTATCATTTCTGTTATTTGTTTTCTTAACTCTTGATTTTCCTTTAACATTACATTTTTGATTTCTTTATTTTCAGTTATTAATTTAACTACTAATTCTTTCATATCTAAATTTTCTTTATTTTCTTCTTTCTTTTCTATTTTACAACCTTGTTTTCTATGTCTATATAATCCTGATTTAAATTGATATACTTTACCACATTCACAATTAAAATGCGTTTTTTGCGTTATATTTATATCATTTGATACCATTGATATACCATTTCGCTTCATATTGTGTTTATCGGTCTGTAAATGTTTATTGTAATCATATTTATTATTACTGTTAAAGTCACATAATTCACATTTATATTTATATACGTTTTCTTGCGAGAAATTATATACCATTTATATCTATAATATGATATATAAAAAACGTCTAAATATTTTACAAAAAATAAATTAAAAATAATATTTTTTTTTCAATAACAAATATTATTTGTATAATAATAATTTTAGACCATTATCATCTAAACCTACTTTTTGCATATTTTTTTCAATTCTCTAAAACATAAATGAAAATTAGACATTTTTTATGTCCATTTTTGAAAAATAAAATAGAGAATTGAAAATTAGTAAAATTTATTAGTTTAGCTCGGAGGAAACCATAACTTTATTTTTTATACTTTATATATTTATTTTTCAATTGTATATGGAGTAATTTTTTATAATCTGGATATTATTAGTATTTTTTATTATTATTATTTGTTCTCTCAAAATACAAAATATATAATGTATAAATTATTTAATAATAATTTTATATTTAAAATATTATCATGAATTTAAACGTGGGAGATTTTATCAAGACTAATTTTTCACAGTTTCCTAGTTTAATAGTGCAAAAAGGAGAAAATGAGCATAGTAATTTATTATTAGTAACAATACATGAATATAGTGGAGATTATGCTTGGATTGTTAATAATAGCGATTTGAAACTATTTTCTTTAAAACCTGAAGAAGAGTTATCTATAGTAGTAAACTATGGGAATTGGTTTAGAGAATCTCATAAAAATTTATTTCAAGAAATCTTGTTAAAGAATATATATAAAAAGTAATTCATAAAAAAAATTGATAGTAATTTCAATAGTTTATAAAAATTACTAACACTAAATAATAAATTAACAATGAACTGTAATTACTCTCAAAATGAAATTAAAATTTGTGAAAATTCACAAATTGTTCTCTTTCAATCAGTTGAATTAGAATTAATTTTGAAAACCTACAATGAACTATTAGAACTTATTGAATTATTTTCAGAAAATGCTTCAGATAATAAATTGACTACTTTATTAACAAAAAAAAAAATTATCGAAAAAAAATATAATCCTATAATTAATGAGCAAAAACGGTTGTTAAAAAATACTAATAATAGATTGAAATATAATATTAACCGTGCATTATGTTAAATATTAATAATTATAAATATAAATAAAAAATTGATTTTTTATTTTTATCTCTATAAAATATTATCTTATATTAATTATAATGATTAAACTGACCAATAAAGTATTTAATTATGAATTAGAAAATCATAATGATGTAAGTAAAGAAAAATATAAACTGAAAACTTTAATAGATACCAAGGCCTTGATAAATTACGGTAATTATACACAGGAAATTTTATTGAAAACAAACGATGAAATTATATGGGATACTAATGTTATTATTTGTAGTAATAATATAAATTTTTATAAAGGTGTTGTATCTGGAAAAAAATTAATTATAACAACAAAAACTGATACTCTGGTAAAATTAGAATATGTTTGCTTACATGAAAAAAAATTAGCTCCAGGATCTGGTTGGGAAGCTATGTTGTAATTATATATATAATTAATTTAAAAACACTTTTTTAATGATTATTATAGAGAATATGATTTATTATCTTTTGGATACATTTACTACTTCATATAATATTACTCATTATATTTATCATACAACATTTTACTGTATGATTTGGTGTGTTGATTATTGCGCATCATATCATAATAATTCAGTACCAAATTGTACAATGTGTTCTAGTGAATATATTTGTGCAAATAGTACTAATATTAATCTCTATTAATATAATAATTGAAGTGATAAATATATATTTATAATATTTATTTAATTTAATGAAAGAATTTTTATATAAAAATGTTATATTTTATTGTGGTCAAAATGCTAACGAAAATTGGGATCTATTGGATAAATCTAATAATGAAAATAAAGAATACATTTGGTTTCATTTAAATAGTTTTGCATCGCCATATGTTATAATGTTTTCTACAATAAACGAATTAAAAAATCAATACAGTGAAGATGAAGTTCTAGAATTTTTAACTCATGGCGCTGAAATTTGTAAAGAAAATAGTAAATATAAATTTCTTAATGATCTTAAAATAGTTTATACTTCTCTTAAAAAAATTAAAAAAGGCAATAAAGTAGGTGAAGTAATTATTTCTGGTAAAAAAAATATTATTAAACTTTAATATTATTAATAAAATTGAAATTTATTACTTATTTATAAAAATAAATAACTAATAAATAAATAATAAATTTACCAATGTCTTTTCCATTGTGTGAAACTGTTTCGGAATATGAATTTATTATTGATAGCGACAATAATTGTTTGCGAGATTTAAACACAAGCGAATTAAATAAAAAATATAAAACTATGTCATTTACTTGTTGTGGAACAGTTTTTGATCATAGAAAACGTAAAACATATTTTCATACGCATACAACCACGGGAAAACATAAAAAATTTCTTTCATTAGAAAATGATAAATATAGAGAAGATTATGGTGATTATATTGATAAAAATGAGTTAATTAATTTTATGAGAAAAGAAATTAGAGATTATAAAACCCAACTACATTATAAAAGTGAAGAATCAAAATTAAAATCTACTCAAATTGACAAACTTGAGATTATTAATACAGATTTAAAGAAAATGAATATTGATTATAAAGAGAAATTAAGTAAAAAAACTAAAAAAAATCTTCGCATAGATAATTTAATTGATCTATAAATGTAGAATTATAAAAAAAATAGATTATATATATATATAATGTCAAATATTAGAGCAATAAGTGGTTCTACAA